ACGACACCGTTGAACATCAGGAAGCGATCAACGCCGACCCAATAGAAGATACCGTCGTACTCAATCGGGGACTGGGAAGACAAGATCGACGACTGCGAGGTCAGTGTGTCGAATTGGAAAACAGCGTCGCCGCCCACGAAGGTGCAGCGAATCAGACTGTCTAAAGACCAGAACAGACCAGCAGGCGCGTTACCTGGCCCAGCTCGAAGGGGAAGCGCGGCCACGATCTTCTGAGATGTGATGTAGGCGTCACCGGACCCCGTATTTGTCCAGTCATTTGGATTGTTGGCTACTGACCATGCCACATAGCCGTCAGAGCCATAGACGAAGACGTATGGGTACAGGCTAACAACGCCACCTGATACGGCAGGTGCAGTGTTAGCTGTGAGAAGGCCCGTTCCATTGACGAGACCCCAATACATGGATGATGTTGCCGTGCCGTCGATCTGGCTCAGATTTTTGCCAGGATGCGCGAAGATGTAAGCGCCTGCCGTAACACCGACCGAGTCAAAGCTCACGTCGAATGTCCAGAGGTTGTTGGCGTTGGGTGTGAGGGCTGATGGCGTCCGATTGAAGATTCCTGTGACGTTGCTGGTGGTGTCGATCTCAAACTGCGTCAGGTAGCTCTGGCCACCAGACATCAGGTGGAGCGTGCCGTCCTGATTGTAGCCGTTGAGGCCTCGAGATACCTCGGGCATCTGATTGCTCAGGCGCCTGTAGCCGAACATCTTGCGAGGCAGGCCGCGCTGGAACCTGCACCATTGGCCATCCACATAGAAGCCGTTCTCAAGCTTCGTCCCATCGCGCTTGATGCCTGGCAGTGATTTGATGGTGTAGGGTTGGATCGCCATTAGCCGAGCGCCACCGCGTACTGGATGGCAATCGCCGTTGCCTCGTCAGCGGAAACCGCACCGATGGCTGTCCTTGCAGCAGCTGCGCTCGCCGAGGTGAACACCGCGATGCCGGTGGATGTGCCACCCAAATTGACGCGGGCGCCGGAGGCAGTCGTTGCCCCCGTGCCGCCGTCAGCGATAGATATCGGGGTCGTAACGCCGGAGCTTGTCTGGCCCTGCACCACGTTGGTGCCGTTGCAGTATAGGATGTAAGCCTGCCCGGCAGGCACTACGATGCCAGTACCCGCAGCCGTCTTCACCGTGAGCGTGAAGGCGCCAGTCGTGGCGTTCGTGATCCAATACTGCTGCACCGTTGCAGGAACGATGATCGACCTGTTGCCGGTCAACGCGCCAAACAGATTGTAGGAAACGCGGTTGAGCTGGAAGGTTGAGAGCGTGTAGTTGCCGGTGCCAGCAACATCAATCGACAGGTAGTCGAAGGACGACGTGGCCGCTTGCGACAGACCAACCGTGTAGAACCCGGTGCCGTCGCAGATCACCATGAAGGAGTTGCCGGGCGACAGCGTCAGGGTGGAGGCGCCATTGATCAGTTCGACCAGCGCAGGGTCAATCGTGATGTTGCTGGATCCGCTGTTGCGGATGTAGCAGAACCAATCTTGGCCGAGCGTGGCGGCAGCCGTGAGGGCTATGGTGCTTGATGCGCCTGTCCAGTTGATGAACCTGGCGCGCTCAGCGGCCCCGAGCGTGTAGGCGCTATTCAAAGTCGTGACAGTAATCGCCTGATTTAGTGTCGTCGTGATCGCCTTCAGACCAGCTCCAGCAAGGGTGGCGGCGTCAGCGGTCGATACAGCGGAGCCAAACTGGTAGGCAGCCCAAACGCCAGATGCGGTGGTATTGGAGGTCATGTAGACCTGCCAAAGCTGGCTTGCGCCAACATTGGCGACGACGACCCCCGTGCTGGTGACTACAGTGAAGAGCGTGGTCCCGGTGTTTCGGAACAGGAAAACCTCGCCGACCGAAGCCTGATTTGCGGCGGGAAGGTAGACCTTCTTGCTTGCCACCGTGCAGTTCACATCCATGATGCGGGCTGCAATGTAGTCAGCCGCCGCATTGGGGGCGTTGGTCTCGACCGGCCAGGCGAGTGTCACGTCTGTGGTCAGATTGTAGGCGAGGTAAGACACGTCCGCAGGATAGATGTTCGTGCCGCCGAAGACTTCTGTGTAGGTGGTCATTTATGCCTCCGTCCGGCGGGCGGAACGATCAAGGATCTTGGACAGGTCTTCTCCATTGAGAGCCTGGGCTGAGCGATCATACATCTGCTGCCAGATCGGGATCCGCTCGTCATTCTTCAGGAATGGCGTTGCCTCAAGAAGCGAGGCGTAGAGAAGCACCTGCGGCGCGTATTCTGTCAGCCAGTTGGTCTGGGACGCATCGTCGAGGAGCGGCAGGAGCTGATAGACCAGAACCTCAAAGGGGTAGGCAGCGTCAGGCGTCGGCGCCACGATCCAGTTGTTGTAGTCGTAGTCAGCATAGAACTGAGGGGCTTCGGTCTGCGTCCGGTCGGGCCAATAGCTGCGGATGTACTCGTAACTGCGGGGAAAGAGCTGGTTATATTCGTTGCCCTGATCGCCAGTGCCGAAGTTGAAGGAGACAGTCGTGCGCCAGCGGTCTGGCTTGGGGTAGACAGCAAGGCCAGGCACCATCGTGCTGGTGATGACGTTGATCAGGCCTTGAACTTTGAGCTCACGCGCAATTCGGCGTTCCGCCAGGTTGATCAGCCTGGGGATCTGCTCGTAGACGAGCTGGTCAGAAGCAAGCGTAAACCCGCGCTCAAGGTAGCGCCGGATGTCTTGCTGAAGAGTGGTGAACGTCGTCGTTTGAACCATGCTCTATCCTAGCATTTATTTCGAGCCGTGACACCATCCATCTCGACGAGCGTTATTGACCTTCACCTCGACAATCGTCTGAGGCGTATCCTTCGATGACCATGAGACGTTCCGCCAAACCCCGCAGACCGACTTGTTAGTCTCGACGGTGGCCGTCAGACTTGAGCAGCCCGCTAGGGGAAGTATCAACAGCGTCGCCAGCACGAATCGCATCTTGTGTTCTCCTCAGAGCATCGGAAGTAGCCTGGGCTTGGACCTGAGCAATGGCATCAGCGCGGATTTTGCCGTAAATGCCGAGCGCGATCATCACAATGGAGACGCCAAGGATGATGTAGCGACCCAAGGGGGAGAGGAGGAAGCTAAACACCATGCTCCTCCAAGTGCTTTTTGCGCCAGTACCAAATGGCGCCTGCTAGGCCAACCACCACAACCATGACGACAAAACTAGGGTTGCTGAGAAGGTTAAGGAACGTGCCCAGCGTGTCAGACGCATCTTGCGCCTGCGCTGCCACCTCCTTAGCCGCCGCGACACTTCCAAGGCCAGCCGTGAGGAGCGCAGCATTTCCCTGCTTGCTCTCCACCATTGTCTTTGGAACGATTGCATCGGGCTCCGTGCGTTGTTCCTGCTCATCAATCGGCTCCGCGTCGAGATCGCGCCACCAGCCAGCCTCCGCTCGCCTGCGGGCAACAAGGCCAGGCAGAACCTTGCCGCCACCCTTTGTCCACTTCATCAGCTCGGCAGGCACGGCGTCAAAGTCGGCAGCGTTCACCTTCTTGAGCAGGGTAGATGACTTGAGAGCGCCAATCCCGGCGTTGTATGCGAAGTCCACCAGCACGTCGAACTGGTTCTGCGTCACAGGCTGGTGAAGGAGGGCCTCAACGCCCTGCTCATACTTCATCAGATCGCGCCGCAGGATGTCGTTTGCCTCAGCCTTGGTGATCGTCATGCCCTGCACGACTTCAGGGGCGCCAGCAGCAGAGGTGTGGCCGTAGCCGATGGTCCAGACACCCGCCGGGCACCTGTAAGCCTTCAGCTTACACCCTTCGAATTTCTTGAGTAGGGCGTCTATGCCATCTACGCTCATGTGCATGTTGAGTTCCTTTTTATGAATTTATTTCTTGTCTGCCTTGTCGTCCAACTTGTCGTAGATGCGCTGGATCATCATCTCAATGTGGTCCATACGCTTGTCGAGGTCCGACTTGCTGACGTAAGCCTTCGATAGGTCCACCTCAAGCTTGTGGAGGTCTTGCCGCAGATCCTTGACGGCGCCCCATATCTCTCGAGCAAACCATCCGCCGACACCGACAGACGCAGCCACAGCAAAGTTGAACAATGATTGCGAATCCATCGTAGACCCCGTTGCCATGCCAGGCGATGCGTGATTATACTCCAAACGCTAATCTTTGGGAACGGAGCTTTGCAGCCCCGCTTCTGTTGGTTGGTCGTGAACCTACTTGCCCCGGTCTGTTCGGTCAGGCCGGGGTTTTTATTTAGCCTCCACCGCAGCAAGGCGGGCTTTAAGCTCTTGGATGGCAGCTACAAGGTGAACGACGATCTTGCTGTAGTCCACGCCTTGCGGCTTGATGGAGCCGTCCTCGTTGACGGCATCCTTTTCGCCTGTGACAGCGTGAGGGATAACGGCTTGAAGCTCATGGGCGATGAAGCCTTCACCGGGGGTGCCATCAACTAGCCAATCGTATGTAACGGGCTTTAATGCGTTGATGGTTTCCAAACCAGTTGTCATAATTTTTATATTGCTTTTTAGTCGGTAATCAGAAACCGTATTGTAAATAGTTGAAGAACCACTTGTATTAATGTAACCAACTTGTCCATTCCCATTATTAAAAACAATCATATTGACTTGTGATGTTGCGCTTTTTGAACAAATTATAGCATTCCCGGCGTTAAAATTTCCAATTTGAGCAGCATTGCCAGTATAAGAGTAATTATAGCTTGTCGTCCCCACCAGCAAATTGCCGCTGGAGTCGATGCGCATGGCTTCAGAGTCATTCCCATATGTGAAAACAACCTGTCCGGTGCCAGTGTTGGTTTTAATGCGGCTACCCAAACGAAGCCCATTAACATCCCATTGCATAAATTGAGATGTTCCCTGATAATTTTTTACAGTAATTCCAGCGTTAACCGTTGTGGTTGACCCGGTGTAGTTTGCTTGAATGAACCCGTAATCATCGCTGGACGGTCCTATTGAAGAACTTATTTGCAGCTTTGTTGCAGGAGAAGTCGTCCCAATCCCCACATTTTGGCTTGTATCAACCGTCATCGCAGTCGTGCCAGCAGACTGAATCGTCAACGCGGTGGCCGCAGGGCTAGTCAGCAACGGCGTCGTAACGGACGTGGTAGCCGTTTCTGCGGGGGTGGTGATGCCGGTAGTGCCGTTC